GTCATGCTTGTTCTCCTTTGGCTCGTATGGCTTTGGCAAATTTCTCTCCCCACATTTCCATGTCATCCAATGCGTTTAGACTAGTGGCAATGGGCAAACCAAGTTCACACACCTTTGCACAGGCTTCTCTTTCCTTGGCGGCTACAAGGTTGGCAAAGATTTCTGCGGCTTGAATTGCGGCTGAGTTTTCCATTTTGAAACCAGCCTGTCTTGCCATCTTAATGATTTCATCTTGTGTCATGTGTCCTCCCATTTCCAGCCAAGTAACTGTTCTGTATTTTTTATCTGTTCGTCAGTAGGCTTGTGGTAAACCGCAAAAGTTATATATGGTGTTGTTTGCGGATACAGAATCCAGCGTCCAACAGGCTTAGGTATTTCGGCAAATATGTACTCTGGTGTCATGCTTGTCCCCTTGCTCTGATTGCGCCAGCACATTCGGCTGGTTGCATACCCACATCACGGGCTTGAAACGAGTCACACACCTTTGCACACGCTTCACGTTCTTTAAAGCGTTCTATTTTGCCCACGAACTTGGCAAAAGCTAGTATGCAGAATTCAAACTTGGCTTTGTCCATACCAAGCCCAAACAACATCAAGCCACAAGCATCTGCGGCGGCAATAATTTCTTCATCAGTCATGCATAGTCTCCTTCCTGTGTATGTTCTGTCAGTCTGTTCTCAAGGCGCTTGATTCGCTTTTCGTTGTACTGCACGATAGATACTGCGTACTCCACAGCAGACTCGGCTTCCAGCTTCTTCTGGTGCGCTTCACGCAGTTCCTTGGCTATGATCTCCCGTAGGGTACGGGAGCGCAGAACCTCACGAATGAACTTGCTGATGGCTTCTCTCATGATTCCCTCGCTTTTAACATTGCGTCTGCCAATGCGTAAGCCTGTGTTGGTATCTCTGAAAATAAACCATCGTTGTCAATTAGCGCTTGCATTGCCTTTGCCGCAAAGTAATCACGCAATGTCATGCCTCCGCTATTACTCCATCCTGTATTAACAAAATGCGGAAATGCTGGTGGGTTGTTCATTTCTTCATTTCCCTGATGTAAACAGTCAGCGAATCAATCGTGTCCTTGCCAAAGCCTTTGAGCTTCTCAACGTGCAGCGCCACTTCTTCGATGACTTGGTTGCGCTTCCAGACTGGGTACTGCTCATCAAACGCAGCATTGACTGCTGCCATCTCTTCATCAAACGCTTTCTTCACTCTGTTCATGCTCTCCACATGGTTGTAGTTCTCTAGTGTTGGTCTGTTGAACTCAGTCATCCCTTCCTCCGTTCTGCATCCAGAAGATTGCCCATGAAAAGACTGCACCGATGACAATAACCAGCAGTGCGCCAAAGCCCATCAATATCACCGTCACCAGTACGTCCCACATATCAGAGCTTCCCTATTTCACGGTTGAGATACCAAATAGCTTTCTCAAGGTCTTGCTTCTTGTTGCCCTTGTGTTCAGCACGGCTGATGTACTTCACGGCGTTACCCATGTTGTAGTTAAGGTTCTTGGCTTCAATGAAGTCGATCGTCTCTATCCCGCCCGTCTTGTAGTGCGCGGGGTGGTTCACTGGATCAGACGCTGGTTCTTCCATAGTGATGGACTCAGGATTGACCGTGTCTAATAGTTGAGAAGCCAACGCATCTTTTGCGTCCTCGCTCAGTGCATTGGTGTTTACCCACGTGTAAACGTATCCTTCTCCATCCTCGGGTGCAGTTAAAGGCGATGGCGGTGTTTTTTTCTCCTTCAACAGTATGGCTTTCTGTTTGGCGTACTCTTTTGCATTGACACCCAATCTCTTGGCTATCTCTACTTCTTTTGCGTGAAGCACAATATTCTTGGGCATGTTCTTCTTCACCATGTACACGATCTGATACGTCGTGCCAAACTTCTCCGCAACATCGCCTACCTTTGCGTTCGGGTGCGCGTTCAGGTATCTACGAATCTTCTCTGCGCGGCTTAATTTTTTTGCCATCATTTCTCTCCTTGGTTGTGATCACAAGACGTGACTGGACACCAGCCACGACACGTAAAGTTGGGTTTCGGGTTCCACATATTGCTCTCTACGGAAGCCTGAAGTTGTCCAACATCTGATACCCAGCTACCCCACAGTTCATCTTGTGAGTCAGCCAGATAAGCAGTCTTTACAAAGTCATCAGCGAACAGGAACATCAAGCCCGCTTTGACCTTCTTTACTTCTGGGAAGTGTTTGAATATTGCAAGGGACACAATCTCAAGTTGTTTGAGTTCGGCAAACTTGCTCGACTTGCCCGTTTTGTAGTCCACAGTCAGGGCGGTATCCCCTTGCAGGATGATGAGGTCGGCCACGCCGCGCCACCACACGTTCTTGTCGAAGAACCCGCAGGGCTTCAAATCGGCAGTCAGGCCAAGTTTGTTCTCGCAAAGTTTCTCCCCGGGCATATCTTTCAGCGCTTTTAAAGCTGGCTCAATATGGCTGTACTTCTCAGGAATAGGTCTACCCTTACCAACATATTCTTCAGCTATCTTGTGAATCTCGTTACCAAAAATAATAGCTTCGCCCAACGGCTCTTTGATATCCTTTGCCACTTTGAGGTGGTAATACTTCTTGGGGCACTGCTGGTACAACGCTAAACTGCTGTACGACCAAGTTATAGGTTTTGTCATTTAGTTTCCTCTGTTAAAAATTCAAGCCAGTCTTTGATGTGCATAAGTTCTTTCGATTCTTCTTTCTTCATGTACTGAGAAAACTGATATTTACGATATCTAAACTGCTCCACAGAAGTACTAAAGTTAAATTCTTTCAACAGCATGTAGACCCGTGGAATTGATACGCCGTAACGCTTAGAAATCTCAGACACTGAAGCGCCATCTTTACGCATCTTGCCAATCTCCATGAGGCGTTTGATGCTTTGCATGTGTGACTCTCTAGCAGTCGCCATAGTTCCTCGCCATTCCAGACTCGCAGTTAAGCGGCAGGTCTAAAGCCCAAGGGGGTGATGTACGCATACATTCTTCGATGTAGGCCCGAGCTTCGTCTGCCTCGTCCTCTGGTACTACGCAAGCCACAGCGTCATGCACGGTCAGCACAACCCTGTAGCGTTTTTCAATTTCTATGATCTGTTCACCGATGACACAACGTGCAACGGCTTGGCACAAGTTCTCAGCAACCTTGCCGCCATAGATTTTGTTTGGGCCGGTGCGTGTCTGGTAGGTAAATTGACCCCCAGCATTCCGTTGCAACTCAGGGTAGTTAAGAAACAAACCGTTGGGCAACGGGATTCCTGTGAATGGGGAAGTCTCCATCAACCCAACCGAATCTACCTGTATTGGTTTGTTGGACGTAATTGCCGTTAACACCAAGTTCAAATGATTCCACCACTCAGAAATCCGACGGTTAACGCCACGGTACTGCTTGATAATAAAGCGGCATGCGTCTATATCCAACTCCTTGCCCATGCCAGATAGCTGGGCTTGAAACTTCTCCGCGCCCATCCCGTACCCCGCACCAAGCACGGTTGTCTTACCGATGAACCGCTGTTCTTGGGTGACTTCGCTTTCAATAATGATGCCGTAGATCGAAGCCGCCATGTGTTTATACACGTCGGCGTTTCTACGGAACAAATCCAAGATGTACGTCTCGCCCGCCAACCACGCCAGAACCCTTGCTTCAATCTGCGATGAGTCACAGTCAATGATCACATGCCCACGGGGTGCGACAATGCACCGCTTGAGCTTGCCGCCCTCTGCGCCACGACTTGGGAGATTCTGTAGGTTGATCTTGTCTGACCCGCCCCACCGCCCAGTATGTGCGGCGTAATATTTCAACGGAATAGGTAGACGATTAAGCGACCCACAGATATGCCCTCTGCGTGAAATGTCGATGAACCGTTCTGTCCTTGTCTCCTCCAGCGTGGACTTCGCACCAATACGAGCCGCCACAATAGCCTGTACTGCTTCATCAGGGTGTCCAAGCAAATGCAGAAAATCTTTGTCGCTCTTGGCGAACGCATAGATGTACTTCTCAGGGTCTGCGGGGCTTGGCTTCATTGGGGGCCGCACATTATGCGATTCAAGTAAAGCCGCAAACTTGGCCGAGCTGTTCAGTATCTCTTTCGTTATCCCAGAATCGGTAAACAATTTGGCCTTGCGCTCACGCACTGCACTCAGATGCTCTTCTAATTTCTGCGTATCCAACTCCAACAGTGGGTCGCTGAACATCCTGATCGTAATGTCGATGAGCCGCTTCTCTCTCACCGGGAATGTCGGGTTGAGTTCGTTGTAAAGCTTATAGGTCAACTCCACATCGTTACTGCAATACACCCCGTATTCGGCCAACTGTTGCGCACCAAAATCCTCGCGCCTCAAACCCTTGGCATCTACCACTTCAGTGCCTTTGACACCCAATCCAAAATGCTCGACCAGCTTAGCCAAACTACCGCCGACCTGTGTACCCAGTATGGCCCGTGCCATAGACAACGTATCAAGCCATGCCTTGGGCTTCTGGCCAAACACCCAAGTCAGGATGGCCGCATCAAACATGGCGTTATGGGCTAACACGAAGTGGTTGTGCCAATCAAAGCCCGCCAACCATTCGGCGGTCTCCCCCATGTCGCCCGTGAACCATTCTGCGGGGCCGTTGTTCACCTTGACCGACACCCCAATAACTTGGAAGCGTGAGTCACGCACATACTCCTCAGTCGTCACCTTGGTGAGGCTGTAGTCTGAGGCGTAGTAAGTTTCGAAGTCAATGGTGATCAAGGGTGCATCCTTATACCCTGCGCCCTTGAGCGTGTCGCCTGCTGTGCGCCTTGTGCGCCCATAACCCCAGAGGCTATTTTAGCGTTGTATAGGCCCGCGAGGGTGGTCGACATCGCGTTTTGCAACCCCGAATGTGACTGCAATTGAATACCGTAGTTCAGTTCTCCTTCTTCTCTGTTCAACACGATGCTCATAGCCAAATCCAAAGTATCAGCGCGATTAAGTTCCTTAAGCGCTTTACGGTGAGCACGGGTGAGCATACGGCGTTCGTACCATGTAAGGCTTTGTTCGTCGGCGAGCTTCCCCAACTTTCTTAGGTGACTGGCATCAAACTCTGTGTCAAACTTTTCAAGCAAAGCTTTTAGTTGATCGGGTAGTGGGGCGCGAAGTATCTTCTCAATAGTTTTCATCTCTTCTCTCCTAGTAAGTTCTTTAACTCGTCCATGTTGTTTTCGTTTATCACAAGGGCTACGCCTCCAGCGTTGCGAATGCGTTGCAGTTCTCGGTCTTGCAGGGCAGTAGTCTTCCCCTTGCCCGCTTTGCATTCGATGGCTAGGAAGTAACCGTGCAAGCAGACTATGATGTCGGGAATGCCCGCACGGCCCAGCCCGTTGGCTGCGGGAAAAAAGTAGTATGCTTCGTGCTCTTTGAGCATATCGACACACTGGTTCTTTACTCTTCTTTCGGGGGTTACGGCCACACTTATCTCCTGTGAAGCCTCTAATATAGGGGTAACTTTAGACTTTGTCAAGTCTTTTTAATAGGGGTATGTACTATACACCGAACATACCAACTCCGTGTTGGTTTGTTCAGGCAAAAAAAGACCCGCACATAGGCGGGTCAAAGGGAGCAATCAAAGGTTACATAAGAATCATGAAGTGTTTATCATTGTACCTGTAACCTACGTCACGCACAAGTTCGTCGTCTTGCATTAGCTGTAGCACTGCGATACGCTCTTGCCACGACTGGGGTAGACTTGCGTACTCAAGCGCCATGACGACATCATGCTCATCTCTGAAGATGTACTGCCCGTCTTTCTCAGCGATGACGGTTGTTTTATCGCTGCCGCGCAACATTTCAAAGTCAGTCGCTAGTTCGTACTCACCCATAGCTTGCGCATACGCATCAGATTCAAGGATCTCCCTCATGTGGTTGTTGATCTCATCGGGGATGGGTATGCCACGGACAACACAGTACGCCCACTTCTGTAGGTACACGCTGTCTTTGATAAGCCTCCTGTCTGCAATAGGTCTTCGCAAGGCTTGCGTGCATTGAATCACATTGGATATGACTACGTCAACGGCCTTCTTCAAGAACTCGCTGTGATCCATGCGGACGAACGACTTCTTTACCTTGCGTGCGGCAATGTCCAGCTTCTCTGTTCTGGTTATGTTCTGCCCGCCACGGACAGTCTCGATGCGCCACGACTTGATCTCGTACAACGGCTTGTACGAATTGCGTCTGTACCCGCTGTCAACAGATATCTGCCCGAGCATCTCGCCTTCCTCTCGCACATTAATAGTGCGCGTGTAGGTAAACCCATCCGGTGCGTTACCTGCGGCGTCGTTGTACTTGAAGCCTATCGCTTTGGTTTGAGAGTCCTTATTGGTTGTGAAAACCCACTTCGGGTTGTTGAGCGCGAGCTTGTCCACCAGTACCTTAAGGAACGGGTCGATCAGCCTGTCTGCTGGTAGTCTTATGTTTGCAAAGTTACTCATGCGTTCACCATTGGAATTTGTTGAGGATGTCATCTACGCTATGCTTCAACTCAGCGCGTGCGCTAGGTATCTTGCGTAAGTCTTCAGCGTCGATGCCGTTGATTGCTTTCTCTAGCATACGTCGAGCTTCTTCAAGCGCTGGGTCTTTCATCACGTTGAGTACAGACAACAGACCACATAACTCTAGAGCGTTGTTGACCAGACTATCGCGGAAGATATTGCGCTTGCCATCTTCTTTGTCAGTCAGGGTCTCACTCATCCGTGCCAACATCTTGTGCAGTCTGTCCCACGGGTCACGCATAGCCTCGGTCATCTTGTTGTTGAACATCTTGTCGTACTGCTCAGCCAAGTCCTGACGTACACGTTCCTCGCATTGGATACGGAAGTCACCCTTTTCTGGAACAGGGAGGAAGTTGAACTCAAACTTAAAGCGACGAGGTAGAGAGGCCGCATCGGGGAACTCTGACGCATCGAAGTACTTGCCTAGCTTGAACGCCTGCGCACTAACCAACGTCGGGTAAGCTAGTATGAAGTCATTGACTAGCGAGTTGAAGTTGGACTCCATAGTACCGAGCTGTTCACGATAGCTGAAGAAGTTCTCCATCGGGAGTAAGCCGATACCCTTCATCCACGGCAGGGTCTGCGTACCATTCCACGCACGGCACTTGGCCGCGTACTTCTCTATCTTGTTGAGATGATCCCTGCCCGCCATGAGGTACTTGTACACAGAGCTTGCGTCTTGGTCAGCTTCCTTAGCTGTGTTCAGGTCAGCAGTGGTTTCCTTGTCACGCTTACGCGCAGTCCACGTACTGATACGGAGTTCGACAAGCATAGCCATAGAGGCCAGCGAGATTGAGGGAGATTCAAAAGTTTGCATTTGGTTTCCAATATAGGTTGATTGACACGAACATACCAACGGGATGTTGGTTTGTTCAAAGTAACTCCGTGAATACGTTTACGTATTCCGAGTTCTGCTTGGTTGGGATTTCGCCCGCCCCAAGTGGCTCTTTCACAAAGCACTCGTCAAAGTGCAAGTGCAAAATGATTTCTTTGAGATACTCCATAGCGTCTGCACGGGTGAGCGTAATAAACCACTTGAACTCACCACCAAAACGCTCATGTCCTCGTTTACCATGTTGTCTAATCATCACGTAAAGCGCGGTTACCCAGTTGTCGCTGAGCGGGCCTGTGACCCAGTCCATTAACAACTTACAGCCTTCCGTGTGAAAGCCATGTCTATTGCCACGCCATTGGCCTTTCCCGCCATGCGGTAAGTGCTCACGGTTACGCCCGATCTGCCATCGGTCAGGGGTGTTTGCATCTGCGGCTCTCATGACCCAGTCAGCCGACCACTTCTCAAACTCTGCTCCCGACATGAGACCAAGCGCTTTGAACAAAGCATCCATCGCGGCATCCATCTCTTGGACAGGATCTTTTGGGGCGTTGTCGATCGACTGCACCAACTCCATCCAGTCAAGGAACGGTTCGCAGTCTTTGAGATACTTCTTCTCCATGCCACGCTTCTTCCTGATTGCGTACTCCATCGGAATATCAAGCAGTTCTACAGAATGGGATGTGTTCCTAAACTTAAAGCTCTTGTCTTGGGGTAACAGAAACCTCTGCTCTTTGACAATCAAGCACAAGCGCCCTCTGTCCCAGTGAAAACCTACGCCACGGGGTACGTAGTTCTGAATGTTCCCGACCACAAACGGCGAGTGGTAATGTGGGGAGAACACTTCGAATGTGTCGTCCGATTTCCACACTACCAACGGCTTGCCGTAGTAGATCAGTTGGACTGTGTCGTCGTCAGGCATGGCAATGCTCGCCATGTTGTGCTTCTTGCGATCACCAAGTGGGACAGCGCCCTTCGCTTGCTTACTGCGAATAGGCGTAGTCGACTTGAACTTTTGTACCGCAGCCTCGAATGATTCAAGGCACGGCACGCCCGCTGTGTTGTATCCGCTGTATCCGTATCCCATCACATCTTCCTTTCAATAAAGAGGGAAATTAGGTGGCGAACCACCTGTCCGTTTGTAGGCTCAAAGCCCATCAGTCCTACCAGTTGTTCTCTCACGGTCTGCAAGAGATCAAAGGTTTCTTTGTTAAGGGCAACCGAGTACCCCGTTTTTGAATTAGTCATCGCTTGTTTTTCTCCGCAAGAACTTTCATGTTGGTGTCAATCTCCAACTGCATGACCCCCGTCATTGGCGCGATGGTCGCCGCCTTCGGGTCAGGCTCACCTATGACTGAGTTGTTTTTGTTGTCGTGCCCTTGACCAAGCCATGTCGTGGTAATGCGCGACGAACCACACAAGATACGCGAGATAACCAAGGCCTCATCCATGTCCAACAAAAACTTTTGATCCCCAATAAAAAGAATCACTTGATCTTCATCCATACTGTTTTCCTCCAAGAACTACAAACCAACCCAATAAGGGGCTATCGTTTTTACATCTAACCGCGTAGGGGAAACCTTCTTCCAGTAACCAACCTAACCGGTCGGGGAAAAGGAACTTAGTCATTGGATCTCCATCCAACTCGCTGTATTCCTTCACCATCCAGCGATGAAGTTTCTCCAGACCTTCGGGGTTCTTCAGGTCAAGCGGAGTAACTCCAGCGTTGTGCATAGCGCCCATCACCTCAACATGTTGGCCGAAACCTTCCATGAATTCGACATCTGCGTCGACCCCTTGGATAAGTCTCATGCCCGCTGGGTTCAAGCGTACCTCCAACCATATACGATCAACACCCGCCCCGATAGAGCGATGCCATTTCTCGCACACGATCAGCGGGTCGTTATCAGTTAGTAATGACGAGCTTTTGTCCATTCGGAACCTCATACTGATCGTTACCGATGATGCACCACAGAGTAGGTTGTGTGATCGCCGCCCACTTCCCTCTGTTGGTGTGCATATAACCATCACTCAGCATGATGATCGCGTCAGGCTTCAACTGCTTCTCTACTATCAGGTCAACCACGACATCAGGGTCAGTACCGCCACCGCCTTTGGGATTGGTGCGGTGCACAATGTCCTTGATAGAACCTGTGAAGATCTCATGCGCCTGTACCTCTGCGTCCCAGTACACGATGTCGAGGCGGTCGATGCCAACTGACTTGACCAAGCCGTTCATCTCGGAGAGAAAGTCGGTGAGCAGTGGCCCTGCTACAGAACCGGATGTGTCCATGCCCAGCAACAGATACTTCACACGCTTGCCAAGGATGCTCGGCAGGATGATGTCTTGCCACAAGAAATTCTTGTGAGCCTTACGCCATGAGATAGAGTCCCGATCCTTGATGTTGTTCCGGGCGAATCTTTTCAGCACCTCACGCCAGTCAACTTTGGGGTTGAGAAGCTCGCCGATCTCGCGTGGTGTGTTACCACCAAACTTGCCCGCATAGATACCGCCTTGGCGTATGGCCTGCTCGATCTCTTTGGTGAGTTGCTTCTTCTCTTCCTCGGGCATCTCTTGCGCACCGTCCCAGTCGTGAGCATCGAAGCCTTCCTTGTCACCGAACTTACCAACACTTGGTTGGTTTGTTCCGTCACCCTCGCCATTGCCATCGCCTTTACCCGAACCATCGACAGGATTACCGTTGCCTTCCTCGCCATCTTTGCCACCCTTGCACTTCTTCATCAAGATGTCGAAGACTTGCTTGGTGTCCATGCCACGATAAGCAGGATCCAACAGACCATCAAGCTCACCTGTTTCTTTAGAACGGGGAAACGCGATGAATTCCTCATCGGGATCCATGTCTACCAACTGGATGTTGATCACGTAGTCACACGCCGCGCCCGCTATCTTGTGGTTGATCTCGCTCAACGCTTTCCACGTTGTCAGGTGGCGATAGCACTTGTGCATGTTCTCGTGCATGACAAGAAACGCTAGCTCTTTGTCTGTCAACGAGTCAGCGAATGCTCTGCCGTACCCTGCGTCACGCCCGTTCGTGTACGCTGTTACAGGTCGTTCGTCTATCGTCGTAGACCCGACCATAAACAAGCCCGCGAAGAACGCAAACTTCTGGTTCCTCATCAAGCTCACATGTACCAACTCGATTCGTTTCTCGGCTGGTAACCTACTCTTCACAATTACTGTGCTACTCATTTGGGTATCCTCCTGTTGCTTTGACATCAAGAATCCACATCTCCAAGAGATGGGCTTCCTCGTTTAAGTCAAGCATGCGCAAGTGTTGAGCAAGCTGCATGCCGGTTTGATAGACCTTCTCAATGGTCTGTTCTCGGGTGGTCTCTGGTATCGTCACGGTCTCTCCCTAGTTGGGTTTGGTTTTGTCAAGCTCAATCATGTGCAACGCCTGCATGTCGTACACAGTAGACACAGCATTCATTACATCGTCCTTGTCGATCTCATGCTCAACGGATAAACCGCAAAGCATATTGACTAAGACATTCCACGCCATAGCAACATCCAATTCTGATGCTTGGAGTATGTGGCCGATTGCCGACTGAACCGCACTGATGCGGGCGTGCTCAAGGCCTTCGGCCTCTCTAATTCCTTTGATACTCATTTTGCCCTCCGAATAAATTTACCGGTCAAGTTAAACTCGTAGTCAGGAAACTGCTGTTCCAACTGGTCGGCCATGCGATCCATAGTTGTAGTGGCTTGCAGTACCAGACCGCGAGCCTCGAGTATCTGGCCCGTTGTTGAATGTTTGCCGTAACACACATTGTGCACACGATCCTGCATGTTTTTGTATGTGGCCACCATACCGCGCCATACTGTCTTTGCCTCTGTTATGTCTTTCACGTTAACTTCCTGTGTTGTAGAACATTCCAACACCGTGTTGGTTTGTTCCGGTTTACCCTGCACCGCGTCGTACTGATCCCATGCCTGACAAGCAGAGCAATCTGGATCGTGGGCAGGGCATCGCTCGCCCCAGTAACTCAGCATCGCGTCATGTATTGCTTTCATGTTTGTTCCTTAATTTCGGTTACGTCGTAGACTTGCCCGTCTGCCGTGTTATGGCAACGGGTCGGGACAAACCAATCCAGCAGCGTTGCTTCAGCCTCGGCTTGCGACTCAGCTTCCACTACGATCTCTTGGGTGTAAGACACCACAACAGTCCCTTTCCATCTTTTCATACCACCCTCCCAAGTTTCTCTAACACATACTCACGCATCAATGCGTAAGCCTCGTCCTTGCGACCCTCGCGGTCGTGCATCCACACTTTGGTCAGTGTCTCGGTGTCGTCAAAGCTCACGCCTTGCGTACCTCGTTCCCTCAACTCCTCCACCAAGTCCTCGGTGTCAAAGTCGCTCAAGTCAACGTCTACCTCAACTTCTGTGTATATTGTTTTGGTTGTCATGTTGTTCCTTCTGCAACTGTTGCTTCCTGTATCCAAAAAGTATTGTTTGGGGCTTCTTCTTTGCATATACGCATAATCTCCTCCGCCTTGATCTTGTGGGCATACACACCTTCAAGATACTTTTCTCCTTCTTCGTACTCCCACAGTAACCACACCATTGGGTAATAGTTCATGTTCAACCTTTCAATCCGGCAAACATGTACTGGTTCTCACGCGCCCATGTAACGAACGACGGATGAGACATGACCCATGCTTTCTTTACGGGGATCTCGAGTATCTGGTTGATAAACACAGCTTGAGTTTCTTTGGGCATACGCTTGATGTAGCGCATCCATGTGGCGAATGTCTCACGGGTAGAGACAGCCACGGCCTTGAATGCCAAGATACATTGAGCCGCTGGGCTTGTCGGTATCGGAGTCGTATCAGGACTGGAGAGGATCGTTTCAGTCATGGGCAACTGATCGGACAGGGAGATGTACGCCTGCAAGTCCCGCGATGCTGATCTACCGATAGTGCCGTCGAGTGCCGCGATCAACGCATTCTCTGATATGTTGTGACGCACATTGATCCAATGCGAAGCCTTGTACGCAGTACGGGGACAGAAGAACGCTTCCTGTGACGGGTCAGTCGGCTGATAGATGTACGTATTCTCTTTCTGCCCACCGTCCAAGTACGAAGCCATGCAATGCGGGTATTCCTTAACCCACGCTTGCATCTCGGGCGCGACATTATTGTTCGCAGCCCAGACCAACCACTCGCCCGCTGTTGGTTTCATATAGTTGATCCACGTCTCGCGGCTACGGGTATGAGCCTTGACATGGTCACCGACATTGTCCGATCCCAAGTTGCCCGTTGTGAAGACGAGGGTTTCAGGATGCAGCTCATACTCACCTTGTCTGCGCTCATGTAGTAGCGGGTGTAGGGTGTTGCGCACATAGTCATCAGTCTTTGTCCACTCGTCGATCATGATGACAAGGGGTTCGCCTGTGTGCAAACCATAACGCGCTGCGGGGTAAAAGTCCAAGGTGCGAGTCTCATGATTGGGGATCGGCATACCGGACTGGCCGACATCGGTGTTGGGGCCGTCGATGTAGATACCCTTGAAGCCGGTGCGCTTGATGATCTCTTTGTGCATGGCAGTCTTACCAACTCCGGGTTCTCCAGTAAGGTGTACTGCATTCTCGCCCGCGTTGAGGATGAGGTCGACGGTCTCGCTGAAGTTGAGCCGACGGACAAATGAAATTTCTCTAGACATTTTGATTTCCTTGATAAGAAAGATTTATAAGAACATACCAACGGGATGTTGGTTAGTTCGATC